CTGCTGAAAATCTACCGCATTCGGTAGTAGTGGGTTGAATAAAGGTTTTAATAGCGTTTGATACTGTGCTTCCAGTATTTCCAAAAACAATATCCCCAGTAGAAAGAATCCTAGCTCTCTCTAGTGGCGTTTGCCCTGTCGCTGAAGCAGTTGTAACTTGTTGAAATAAAAGGTTGCCATTGGTATCCCCGTGTATGATGTTTCCAGCATGACCAAACGTAGAAAACGTGTTTGCAGATGCCTCACTAGAGCAACTAAACCCAATATAAGGATGTCCGTTACTTCCGAAAGAACCTAAAGTACCAAAGAAACCAGAGGTATTGTTTTGATGTCCAAACTCTATAGATGCACCATTCTCTCTACAGTTCAAGTTAGCTATGGTTTGTCTACCGACAGAGTTTCCAACACCCACAAAGTTTGACCCTGCATTAACGAACAACATGTGAGTTTTCGAGTCACTCTCTACGCGAAAATCCAAGTCTCTACTGCCTTCGTTCATCACTATTTCGTCTCTGCTAAAACGAGCAGTTTCTTGTCTGGAAGAGTTAGCTACTGTGTTCATTATAATGAACTCGCCATCCTCACTACCGTTAGCAGCATCTTTGATGACTGTTCCAATGTAGGAATATTCTGTTACGTTCCCAGCATCATCATTTAGTTGGAAACTGATTCCTGTTCCTTCACTGTTTGAGCCTTTAGTTCTGTAGATACCCACGCCCCCATAGGCTTGACTACTGGCTGTAGAATCCGAACAAGCAACAAAAGGTATCGAGCCTTTGACCGATAGAGTGTAAGATGAAGTAGAGGCGGCACTTGTGTCACTTCCTATTCCTACACGATCATTTCCAGCATCCACAAACAGCATGTTTGCGTTGCCGTTTGACTCCACTCTGAAGTCTAGGTCTGATGAATCTTGGTTTATTACGGTTTCTGTGCCATCAGATAAAACTCTTGAGATTTGAGCACCACCTATCTTCGTGTATAACTCAAAACGCCCATCTTCTGTACCATCTGAAGCATCTATTATTCGCCCAGCAAAACCAGCATAAGTTACCGCTTGAGCGGCATCGTTACGCCCATCAAATTTAATTTCACCAATGAAATCATTATCTGCCGGACTAGCTGAGTTTCTATTCAGATTAAGAATAGGGCCAACGCTTGCATCTGCATCAGAAGTTCTTAGGGTAAGATTATCTCCGTTATCCGAACGATCAATAATTACCCCACTACCACTACCAAATGTAGCTCCACCATCTGAGGCTAACTCTAAAGCTGTTGTAGAAGTGCCATTTGTTAAAAAGTTAAGGCCGCCACCGTTTTTACCTGTAATTGTTGCATTATGATCACCGTGATCTTTAAATAATATTGATTGATCTCCAGTATCTGCTGTTCTATGAAGAACCAACATATCTGCATCAGAACCTTCAATGTTAAGGAGACCTCCTTGGTCTGTTGAGCCTCCTATGTTTACGCAATTTGCACCTGAATCCACAAACAACATATGGGTGTTACCGTCTGACTCGACTCTAAAATCAGCAGCAGCAACGCCCGATTCATTAACAGTAGTTGTCCCATCACCATGAACTGTAAAAAAGTCAGAAGAGTTATCAAGATTCCTGACAGTAAGCGATTCATCACTTGCGTTACTACCAGCCCGAATCATCAACCCAAAGTTTCTTCCTGCTGTAGCTTCGTTATTACGAACGAATAAAGCAAAATCTTCATCCGCTACACCGTCTGCTGGGTCAATTGTTACCTTGCCTTCTGCAAACAAGGTAGGAACAGCAAGATCCGTGAACGCATCAACCATCGCGCCACCAGATCCAGCACCATCACTATAGATAGCCTTAGTCTGACCGTTGGCGATTGTGACCGTAGCCCCAGAACCCTGCTTAATAATGATGTTTTGAGAGCCACTCGTCGCGTTCTCGATTAGCCATAGCTTAGAGACTGTGTTAGGACCAATCGTGATTGTGCAAGCAGAATCAAGTGTACCTGTGTATTTTAAAAATATGCTTCTACCCGCATCAGCAGATCCGTCTGCTATGGTTGTGGTATGTGTATCAGCATTAGTAGTAATCGCCTCTGTGCCAAAACCAAAGGCATCCGCAATAAGCTGTAAATTTGTATTTGTACTATTGCCCCAAGTTCCTGCTTCGTCGCCAGTAGCAATCTCTTTTAAGCGTAGATCATTAGTATAAACTGCCATTTAAACTACCTTTTTTTGCTTTTTGATTTTTGTTTCTTCATATAAGCAACATGCTTTTCTAAAACCTTTGCTTGCTTCTTGTGAGTCTTAGAAGCTTTTTTAAGACCCTTAATTACTTTCTTAACTCCGTGCGCCATCTAAGCTACCTCCTCCCAATCCGGTGTTTGTGTGTCATTTATTGATGTCCAGCTAGGTGTTTGTGATTCATCAATATCAACCCAATTAGGAGTCTGAGAATCATCAACAAGACCCCATACATTTACGAATCCGATTTGTCCTGTGCCGCTGACCCCAGTTGGCTCGACATTTGCGTCTGGGACGATTGAAACCACCCCGACTGCTCCACTTGCCTCAACGCCAGTGACATCAATCGTTTGAGATGTGCTAGTAGTAACTGTGCCAACAGAACCAGTCCCTTCCACGCCAGTAGGGGTAACTGATGCAGCAGCAATAACGGATACCGAACCGACTGAATTAGTAGCACTAACCCCAGTAACAGAAGCGTTGGCCCCAGCAGTAGCAGTGACACTACCCACACTACCAGTTGCTGAAACGCCTGTGGTAGTGACGTTAGCCTCACCTGTGACTGTAACGCTGCCAGCGGCTGAAGTGCCAGCAACACCAGTAGGACTAACATCCGCAGCGGCGGTAACAGAAACCGATCCCACAGATCCTGTTGCAGATACGCCGGTGACTGAGGTGGACGCATCCGCGCTGACCGATACAGACCCGATAGAACCCGTACCCGCGACACCAGTTGGCGTAATGTTAGCTGTTCCCGTAACAGATACAGATCCAACAGAACCTGTCGCAGATACTCCTGTAACTGGCGCATTGGCTCCTGCCGCAACCGTGACCGATCCGACAGCAGATGTTCCTGCCACGCCTGTGACAGATAGCGTTGCCGTCCCAGTGACCGTAACCGAACCGATTGATCCAGTTGCAGATACACCTGTGACAGCGACTGGAGCAGCTTCATTCCACGGGCCTTCGCCCCAAGTGCCTCTACCCCATCCATTAACAATTGCCACACTCTATTTCCTGTGTCTAGCGGTCTTCTTCGCTATTTTTTTTGGCTGCTTAGAGTGCTGCTTTCCTTTCTTTGTGTCTGCTCTTTTCTTTCTGGATGTAGCGGCGTATTCCGCATCTGATAAAGACTGTCTAGCCTTCTTCGGGAGATACCTTTCACCTGTTGCCTTTTTTCCTTGTGTTGAAGGCTTTCCTGATTTGGTTCCCCAATCCTGCTTAGTCCACTTCTTCAGAGACTTTTGTGATTTTTTTAGAGCCATTACTTGCCTTGTTTTTTCCTTATAGCCTCTTTACCCTTCCTAGCGATTTCCGCTTGCTTTGGTTTCTTAGCAAACTTAGCTCTCTGCTCCAGAACCGTTAGGATTTGTATCTTTCTAGCGAAAGGCTTCTTGATCTTTTTTACTTTGGCAACCGTGTCTTTGGCATCCTGAACAGTCGCATATTTTATAGATACAGTGTCTTTTGGATTCTCGTCTGTATATAAACGCCTACCAGATCCTTTGGGCTTTTTACCCGTACCAACCTTGGGATCTTTAGCCACTACTTGTAGCCACCACCCGCATCTTTATAAGCTTTTGCAAGCATTTGAGCTTTACGAGCAGACCATTGCCCCGGCTTACCGCCTTTGCTACCAGCTTTAATGCGATTAAACTGACGTTTTCTCATCTCTGGCTTGGTATAGTTACCAGCCTCATTAACACGAGACTTTGATTTTTTCTTTGCCTTCTTGCCTTCTTTCATTGCGACTGGCTTTTTTACCACTCGCTTAACAGCTTTCTTAACAGACTTTTTAGCTGTTGGCATGTTAGGCAATCCTTATGATCGCGTTTGAAGAATCTGCTGTTGGGAACTGAATAGTAAAGTCTCCAGCAGTGCTAGTCTTATCTCCACCAAAGGCCAATGCACAAACCGCTTTGTCAGAAGCACTGCTATTATATATTAGTGCTCCATTGGCAGTTATGGTTGCGCTGGAGAAGGTAAGATCTGAAAAATCGCACAGTGCTGTAGTTCCAGATGTTGTTGGGGTTACTGATGTCAGAGTTCCACCCCCACTGGAATAACCACTACCGCTTACTTCGTTGCTTGTAGAAAAAGCAGTGGTAGCCGCTCCTAATGATGCGCTGCTTGTAAATAAAGCAAGCTTAAAAGTGTTACCTGATGAAGCAGTAAAGTTGTGAGTTCCAACAAGTATTTCCTGCTTAAATGAGGTACACATAGCTGTAGATATAGCCATTATAGTCTCCTTAAAATATTAGCCATTTCTTGTTGGCCTTGGTTTTCTAACTCTGCTATCAAGGTTGTCCGATCACTCTTGATCGCTTCTTTCATGTAATATGAAATCTGTTGTAGCACCGCTTCTCTGAAAGCTTCCGCTTGTTGAGCGATTAAGGGATGAGAATTGCTACCAACACTAACAATTTTTTTTGTAGCTTGCTCTGCCCAAAAATCTGGATCGTGGCCTATGTGTTGAGTGGTTGCCACATCAACTTTGCCAACTTCAAATGAAGAAAAGGACATTACCTAGCTACCCTGACCGCGCCAGCCCTATAGCTATCTGTTGTGTTATAGCCTTCACCCAAAGCCCTAATGTCATTCAATGCAGTTTCGTATCTAGCATTATAAACTTGCATCATATCTGGTTCGCTTTTCATAAAGGTTGATGCCTCAACCAAGCACCCATACAACAAAGCACTTTCTGCATTCGTGCCAAGCCAACTTGTACCACTGGCAGCGACTGTTATTGACTCAGGCTTATAAAAGTAATGCAGCTCACTCGTTAGGTTTGCGTTAGGGGTTGGCCCCAGAATAAACGTGTTTGAGTCAAACAATCCGTAATACTTTGGTATGCCCGTGGTGGAGGCAACCGGGTACGCCTCTCTAATAAAGTTAACATCCTTCTGGATCAAAAACTCATAACCACTATTATCAATAGCTATTGAGTACACTGCCAAAAAGTCTGATGGAGTGGAAAGGTACTCGTTACCGCTCGTTGTTGTGCCAGTAACATTCTTTCTAAAATCAGGCAGTTGCACTGACTTTAATATTCTGTTTTCAGCCTGAGTTATGATGACAGGCAAGTTAGTGACAAACGTGGATTCAGATGTCTCCATGTAGTCCTGTATCGCCGTCTTTAGTGTTGTAAATGTAAAAGCCATCAGCTTATAACCACCCGCGCGATACCAATTTCACCGCGCATAAATACAGCGTCATTACCAACAGGATCAAAACCAGCTAACGCTCTGCTTTCTTCTAACGACTGATCTGGCCTTGGATCTCTCAAAGCTTGAGGATCATTAACCTTCACTCTTCCCAAATGAAGTTGAGGCTGATCAGGACTCCAAACGTCCTTCCCTACAAGCAGACCAGTTGGCCTACCATTTTTTATTTCTGGTTTTAAATCTTTTAATGGGTAGCGAAACCCAGTTAGATCGCAAAATCCGTAAGCATATTTACCACTAGCGAAGCTCAATATCTGTAACCTCCCGGTGCTATGAACAGAGAAGCTTTCTCTCTAGCAGAGTCAGCCGCCATCATCCATTGTTCTTCATAATCAGCTTTCAAAGCTTCCATACGATTTGCCGCTGATGGGAACTTCAAGCTCAACTGGAAAGCCAAACCAGATATTAAGCATGGCAAAAACCTAGCCGGTATATCCATATTGTTGCTTGCTGGAGATCCGCTATCTTCTATCCGCTCCATATAGTAGTAAGCAAATATGTATGTTTCCTGATCGTCAGGAGTGGGCCATAGATTTATCGTTATGCCATCTGGTGTTCTTTCAACATAATACTCAAGAGGCTTAGACTGAGTTAGTTTGTTTGACAAGTGAGAGTATTGACTGACAGAGATTCTAGTCATGCTTTGATCAAACTGCTTGTCAGTGTCTCCAGAATCCGTCCTTAAAAAACCCTCAACAATGTCAAATATCTTGCCATCTAAAGAGTATGTGTTGGTGCCAGCGGTTAAAGCTTGCGTACCGAACTTTACAGTCCATAGATTCAAGCCACGGTTCTGCCACTCAAGCATCAACAGATCAATGCTTCTTCTTGCTGTCTTGTAGTCATAGCCACTACGCAATTCCAACCCCGCCCTCTCAAACGCCTCTTCCATAGCGTCAGAAAGATCAAGATTGAAAGCATGTGTACCGCTTGTAGCCATTACTTCTTCTTCCTTTTCTTCTTGGAAAGCCCAGCCTCAGATAGCGCGATTGCGATAGCTTGCTTTTTATTTTTAACCTTCTTGCCGGAGCCTCCAGACTTTAACTTGCCTGACTTAAACTCCTTCATGACCTTTTTAACTTTGGCCTGTTTTCTTTTTGCAGGAGCTGATGATATTTGTTTTTTCTGTTGCGCCCTACTGATCGGCATTAGGACTTACCAAACTTTTGCTTTTGTGATTTAGGGGGAGACTTCTTGCTTCCTCCCTTGCCAGCCCAAAAAACCTTATTTGCCCAGTATGCGGCACTTGTTGGCCCCTTCTTTATATTCTTCGCATGACGGGCCTTGAAGCTCTTACGAGCCTCTGCGCTATAGTTATGGCCCATCTTTTGATCACCAAACCTAATAATCTTCATCTTTTCGCCATCCCTGACAGCAACAACTGCTTTTTTCTTGGGATGCTTGGGTGTTCTTTTGGGTTTGTTTAAACCAGATAAACCAACCTTTTTCAGCCTGTTTTTTTCTGATTCACTTAAACTCATTTCTTCCTCGATCTGTTTTTTGATCTGGACTCAACCCGAAGGTTGCTTCTCCTGTTGTTACGAGCGTTTCCGTCTTTATGGTGGACATCTTTCTTATCCCCCTTAGAAACAGCTCCAGAAGAAGCCATCTTTTTTCTAGCAGCATTTCTGCCAGCCCTTCTCTTTTTCTCTTCAGGCTTGGAGTGGAACTTCTTGTATTCTCTCTTGTAGTTCCTAGCCATAGAGATTATTTTTTAGCTGCCGCCTTTTTGGGTGCGGCCTTCTTAGCTGGAGCTTTCTTCTCTTCTGGTGCCATGTCTTTCAACGCAGCTTCAGCATCTGCCTTGACAAACACATCTCCAGAAACAGCGACATACTCACCATCTTCGTTTTTACTACCGATCTGATAAGCATCTTCGCCAGTTTTACCGAACACTCCACTAACAAATATTTCAAGCTTTGCCATTAGTACACCTTCCTAACTTGCATGATTATGTTGTAAACATCACCATTGGAGTGGCCTATCGTGGTAAATAAAACATCACCAGTGGTTCCGCTTGGCTTAGAGTCAGGTATACCTGTGAAATCAGAGAAATCCAAAGTATCTGACCAATCGGCATTTAACTGCCAAGCCATAACGTCCGAAGAGGCATCAAACAAAATCCTTACGCTCATACCTATGGTTGAGTAGTAAATCTTTTGAATTGTAACTCCAGTGCATGATGCACCAGTCATGGGGTCTTTTGACAAAGCAGAAACATCAATCTTTGCAACAGCGGATTCACCAGTACCGTCACTTACGTTTGTAAACCTGAAGATGGCTGTTGAGGGGCCATCCTGTATGGTTTGTGTAGTTACTGCATCAGCCATGATTCACTCCTTTAGGATGCTGCGTCAAACCCTGTAATTTCAATTAAGAAACGTCCAGCGGTATAAGTCGCATCACCAGTGCCTTGGCTTACGAGATACAAAAACTGATCAGCGACTATATCGCCACCAGCAACAACTGTTCCAGCAGAAGCCGCTCCAGCATTGATTATTTGTGTTTCAGTTAGATCGCCAATAGCAGTATCATTAACACCTGTTCCCTCTGTAGCAGAAAACAAATCAATATCTGTGCTTCCACCAGCGGGAGTCTCTAGGCAAGTCATCGTCACTCCGAATACTGTGCCTTGGTTAGCTGTCGTAACTTTACCGATAAACGCAACACCAGATCCGTCTTTGCCGATAATGTCTCCAGCGGTACCGCCATCCTTTAGGCCCGTTAGATCAATCATGATTGTGGTTTTAACGATGTTTACGTTGGTGTCTACATCGCTCTTCAGACGATTTACCTGAGTAACATAAACAGCCGCAGTGCCTTCAATACCAGCACTTGCAGTTGCTTCGGTTGCCATTTTGTCACCAGAGGTAACAGTTATGGTGCCAGTGGTTGCGTTTTTAGAAATTTGTTGAAACCCATTTTCCGAGCGTACTGGGCCGTTAAAAGTAGTATTAGCCATTATTATCTCCTGTCTTGGCTAGTGTCTAATGTTCCATGTGGAACAATTAGTCAGGAAAAAAATAAGAGCCACTCCAGTTTCCCAGAGTGGCCCTCATGAGTGGAATTAGCTGGTTCCCGGTGAACCGTAAATTCCAAGTGGATCAGATACCCCAAACGAGTATCTTTCTCTCGCTTTATAACGCACGTTACCAGTGTCAAAGTCACCGTCCATGCTGGTTTCCAAAGCAGTTCTTTCAAAATGCTTCATACCGTTAGGTACGTCTGTCATCAAGAAGAAAGCGTTGGTGTCAGTCAGGTAGTGATTGACTGCATAACCGCCGGGGATTGCTCCCATGTTGCGGATAGCATTGATGTCGTTATCAGCCGTAGCAGTCCTTTGTGTGGTCTCTAACAGCCGATCTGCCGTAAACATCAAAGCTGGAGGAACGATCAGTGACGTAGGACGAGCAGCGATCAAAAGACCCCTCTCATCCGTGAAAGCAGCAATCTCAATGATTGCATTTTCCAGTGACGTTTCATTCAAATCCGCAGCCACAGAAGGCCGGTTTGCATTCGTACCACCATTCACAAGCGGGTGAGATGCGTTAAACAACGAAACTCCATCCCCAGACTGGAACGTGTTGAAACCGTTGTTCAAAAGGTTAGCTGCTTTGACTTGCTTAGTGTAAGCCATCGCTCGTGCAAGAGCCTTGGTGTAACGTGCAGACAGTGAGTCATACAAGTTATCTTCCATCGCCTCTTCTGTAATCGCAAATCCCATCGCAATGGTTTCGTGATTATATCGAGCTGTGAAGCTTTCTTGAGCTGAATCGTAAGATATTGCAGAGCCTTCCTGTTTGACAGGGGCTGCTCCAAAACCTGACAGCTTGACCTCTTCTTCAAAACTACGATCTGAGCTTTCTGTCTCATAAATGAGAGTGTGCTCATCCTCGTACTTTTCATACTCCAAACCAAAAAGAGCATTAAGCCCCGGCAGGAGTTCTTTAAGCATTTGCGCTCTAGAAATTGCCATGTCTTAATCCCCCTTATACGCCAGTGGTGTTTGTGTACTGGTGGCCCACGTTAAAGAAAACGAGAGCGTCAGTAAACGCATCACCAACTGTGCTGCTTGGCCCGTCAACGAACTCAATGATTCGCATCGGAAGCGTGTTAGTCGTAGCTCCAGTGTCTCCTAGAGAGTTTTTGCTACGTCCGATTGAAGTAGATCCACCAGTCTGTACCACAGCGATGTTGTTGCCTAGCTCTGTTTGAGACAGAACACCAGACGATTGCATCTGCATAACTACATTTGGATCATCAACGACATAAGCCACGATGTCATCAGCAGCAGTGCTTGCTGGGAATTGCTGGTTGAAAGTTAACTGATTCGTACCCGGATCAGTGTAAGAGCACCCTACAAATACACCTACTGGTGTAAGAGTGGAAGTGCCTGTGTCTTTTTCCACTGTGCCAGTGTTAACAAGCTTAACAAAGTCACCATAGAAAATTCCTGTGCCGTAACCAGACGCTATTTTAATGTGCCGAACTTTACCCGTGAAAGAGCCACTAGCACTTAGCGTATTAACTGGTTCTGCACCCATAGGGGTTGCAACAGTAGCCATAAGGCTTCTCCTTAGTTAACGACTAACCCCTTGCCAGAGATCAGTCCTTGCCAAATGAAGATACCCGTGAGCTTCTCTCTGGTTGTAAGAGAGGCATACGAGGATCATTTTCTCGCAGGAAGTTGTTGTCTACTGATTGCATTTGCTGGGAAGCTAGTTGATCAAAATGACGCTCTCTAGCCTTCATTTTTTCTTCTGGTGCTTTGCATAAAAGCAAGCCACCTACTTCTATATTCCCCTCAAACTGACTTCCAATATCTGAAGTTAGTTGTAGCTCTGGATGATCTTCTGCTTTCACAGGTTGCCATCCTTCTCTAAACATCTTTGATACATGGACGTTATCAGACTCTCCGAGAACCTTAGTCTTTATCCACCTGAAAACATAACCGTCTTGTGGTTCTGGATCAGGCAGTATAGATGCTGGAACCCATGAGTCATTTGGTCTAGTAGACGCTTCTCGCGTTTCGTTAGTTCTTGGTGTGCGCTCTTCAGTCATGTTCTACCCTCCTTCAAGAGTTGTGCTGCATACTGTTCATTGGTAAGTCCAAGTCGCTTGGCGAGGGCGCGTTGGCTGGGCGCGAGCTGTACTTTGCGCGGTTTGGCTCCGTTATTTCTAACTTGTGGTGCCACCACCGTCGAGGGTTGATTGACCGTCACAGGTGCGTTACGCCCATCTGTATCGCTTTTTCCCGGCCAATCGTGTTCTGGAAATCTTTGTCTTAGCTCTGCATCAACAATGTTGTAATACTCCTGAGAGTTTACAATCACTCCAGATTCAGGCTTTTTTAGTTCCTCATGTATACCAAGAGCCAAGCTGGTCATCTTTTCGTATCCCGGTTGCATGAACCAAGGATTCTGCTCTGACCATGCTTTCGCCTCCGGCTGTATAACCCTTTGAGGCTGTTGAGGCTGTTGAGGAACATATTGTTGTTGAGGCTGTTGTTGAGGTTGAGGTTGAGGTTGTTGAGCCATTGTCTCTTGCTGCCTTGCAAGATTATTCTCATACTTCTCAGCTTCCATGAACTCAGACTGCGCTCGATTCAGAGTCTCTTGTGCTGACACAATCCCATCTGTGTTGCCTTCTTCATAAGCCCTCTTGTAAGAGGTCTTAGCGGCTTCTAACGCTAACTGAGCCTTTTGCTTGATCTGACCAACCAGAGCAGCCTCGCCTTTGTTAATCAGCGATTCATACTCTTTGTTTTGATTCAGAACATTCTGAGCATACAGAACGGCCTCTTCGCGCATCTTTTCGGCTTCTTCTCGCCTTCTGCGCTCCTCATGCTGCTCATACTTGAGTTTGTTGATTCGCTTCTGAACCTTCTCGCTGTACCCTGAAAGCTCTTCATCTTCTTCAGACTCTTCGCTTTCTGGCTCAACTTTAGGTGGTCTGCGATCTTCTTCCGGGCGATCATCAATCAGCTCCACCTCAAACTCAGCAGATGATTCTGTTTCTTCCTGATCGTCCTGTTTTTTGCCTATGGTGTTTTTTACGCCAAAGAATTTATCTTCTGCTGACGTTTCTTCAAACTCCATGTTTTCTTGCGCTTCACTCATACCTTAACTATCCCCCTTGGATCTTCAACAACTGCTTCTACGCTATCGTCGTTGATTAAACGAAACTCTTTGCCATGAACCTTAAATCGGGTTCCTGAGTAAGATCTCATCAATATCCAGTCGCCTTCTTTGCATGACGGCCCAGAAGGGAATCGCTGTGAATCTTTGTAGCAATCCGGCCCTAGTTCTAGAACCATGCCAACAATAGATCCTATTTCTTCGTTGTGCAGCGTTTCGGTGGCTTTTAGTATGCCGCCTTCTGTCTTTGCATCAGGCTCTGGCAGCGCAATCAGGATTTTATATCCTCTAGGCTGGGGTAGCTGTTTAGCTTTGCGGGTAGCTTCGTCCTCCTCAGAGGGAAGCTTTTCCTCGTTTTTCGCTAATGACTGACTCATTAGTTTCTCCTGCACTGGAAAATCGCGTCCAGAGTCGCGTTGCACCGCCTTATGCGGAGATTCAGTCCTCCTCTATCCTCTTTTGGAGGTCTAGGAGTTCCCTTTCAGCTATAGCTAATCCTTCTATGATGCCACAGCTTTTGGTGTATTCACTATATTCTTTGCAAGCACCGCCAGCAACGTGATCGGTATACTCGTTCATCTGCTCTCTAATGGCTTTTCTCAGATACTCCAATACGTTATCTGAGGCTCTACTCACTCAATAAATCCTCTGCTATATCCTTGCCGATCTTCAAACCCTCTATCTGTTCTTTTGAGGATATTCTTCGGTTTTCGGTATCGTTACGAGCATTGTCTTCAGCTAGACGGACTGCAATCTTGGCTTCCTCCGTTCTCTCCTGAAGATTTAGTTTTTCTCTTTCAAGCTGAGATTTATCAACCGCTTTCTGCATATCCAGATTAATCTTAGCCATTTCAGCTTGTGCTTTAGTTTGAGCTTCTAACTCTTTGATTTGTAACTCTCTTTGTTGCATCTGAATTACAGGATCTTGCATTTGCTGCTGCGCCATCTTAGCTTGCTGCATTTGCTGATTCTTGCCTAGCAACTGCTCTGCTGCTACAGCAACCAATCTTGATATACGAAGCTCTATATCTTCTGGTAGAGGTTCTCCGGGTGGTGGTAACTGTACACCCAGCTCTTTCTCGATCTCTAATCTGTACTTAAATGCTAGGTGCTCCTGTATGTGAGCCGCCATAGCGTTGAATGCCTTCTGAGCATTCGGACTCTTGCTCATGATCTCCAGAATCGTAGGATCTTGAACAAAAGACATATGCACTTTGATGTGTGCATCGTGATCTTGGTAGATATAAGCCCTTACCGGCTTGCCATTCATGATCTCCATGTTCTCAGACACTGGATCAGTCGGCGGTATCTCATCTTCTAGCGGAACAATCCTATCTGCATCACGAATATTCAGTATTTCAAGCATCTGACGGTGCAATAACGGCATATCGTACATTTCAGGGGCTTGTGCAGCCAGTTGTAGGGCCGCTTGGTACTGCATAATGCGTTGAGCCATCGTTCCGGCGTTAGGATCGCTTACAGGAATGACATCAACACGGCTATCAAAGTCCTGTTGAGTCAATTCTTGGCCTTCTTCCTCGTATGGATAGGCTTCTGGGCCAAAATCCTTCACGATATTGGATAAAAGCCGTAATTCTGCCCTCATAGAAGCGTGTAATCGCGCCTGAACCGCGCTCATCACCTTCATAGACCGCTCTAAGATGGCTAATGTGGTGCCAACAGGAGCTTCTGCGTTCATATCTGCCACTTTTACGTCAGCAGCAGAGGCAAAACGCCGTCCCTCTTCCACAATATCGCCCATCAACTGGTATAAAACGCTGCTAGGCTCTTTGTATGGCAAGAAACTGATGTTATCTCGTATGGTTCCACCCGGAACATCTACGTCCCTGAACTCTCCGGGCATGATTGGAGTGTCATCACCCTTAATTCTTAGCCCTCTAGCCTTCAAACCACCCGGTAAGTTAGCCAAGGTGCCAGAATCCACCAGTTGTCGGAGTAGTGAGGTGGCAGATTTAGCCAATCCACCGATCATGTGGATCAAACCAAACCCATAAAACCCCAATCCGGGCATATACTGGTAGTGAACATAGTGCTGACGCTTCATCTTTTGAGGATCATCCTCGTAATAGTTGCGTCTGATCGCCAGAATAGACCTAGATGACAGCTCTATACTGACTATGTAGGGCAGTTGTATGCCGGTTTCTTCGCCTCTGAAGGTATCTTCAAACCCCGGAAGGTCTAAATCCACCATCATTTCTAAAATCGTGTATCGGCTATCTGTTTCGTAGCTACTGCTATCGCCAGTCAGCTCGTCATACTTGTCTTTTACGCGATCATCCGATCCAGCAGATGAAGCTGTGGATAAGTCTACGTCAAGATAGAACCCTGATACCTGAAGCTTCCTGACATCATTAGGAGACTTCTTCATGATATGCGTAGCACGTTCACAGGTTTCCAGATCAGAAGCCCCGTAACTCACCACAAAATCCTCTGCTGGCACAAACATACTGCAAGGCCGTCCCATGTTGGGATCGTAATACACCTTTCTAAACGCAGAACCAGCAAGGGGGAGAGAGAAAAGCATCCTTTCTGTCTCCGATCTGTATTCGGTCATCTTTTCAGTCAGCAAGTAATTCAGATAATCCTGAACCCTGTTTGCTTGCTTTTGCTTTTCATCATCAATCTTTCCGACCACAGAAGTTTTGACTGGGCCGGATGCAGGGAATATCTCTTGTATTGCTTGTGATTGGAATCGTATAACAGACTCTGTGAGTAGCGGATGGAATACACCACAAGCACCATCCCACGGCATAGATCTCTCTTCATGCTTCAGGCCAAGAAGATCCAAGCCCTCTATGTAAGATCGCTCCCAGTCTGATCGGCTCTCTTTATCTGATCTGAAATATCCGATTAGCTCTGAAGACAGAATATCGAGATCCCTATCCTCTATGTATTCTGCAAGGTTGGCATCATGAGGGATAATCCCCTCTAAGCCATCCTCATCAAACTCCATAAGAGTTTCGCCGCCAGCCTCAACAGAGACTGACTCAGGATTCACGATCTCTATTTCTATCGCGCCCTCCATATCGTCACCCATAGGGGCGACAGGGACTGGAGTGGCGAGAGGGCGATCTATAGCCATTTAGCCATTCTTCCTGAATACTTGCGGTCTAGCAGCACCAGAACCTCTAGCGATTGTCGCTTCACCGCCTTCTTTCATATTCCTTGCAACTCTGGCTTTTCCTCTACCACCACCCATCTTGCCTTTAGGGACTTTATATTTACCGCCCATTCTTTCAATGTCTTTTTCTATAAGAAAAGGGTCTCTTATTATTTTTGCAGCCTCCTGCACTTGCGGAATATTTGCTATGTCTCTAGGCAACTCCCTGATCATATCAGGAGCTTCTTTTACAACGCCTTCGTAAAAGTTTTTCGCATAACGCTTTGCTGTTTTTCCAACTTGCTTAGGAACACTTGCGTAAGCTTTGCCAAGCTCTCTAACAACACTGCGTTTTTTCTTTGTCTTTTTGCGTTCAGCCATGTTTAACCATTTTTCCTAAACATTTGTGGCCTAGCAGCACCAGAACCTCTAGCTATTGTAGTCTTCCCTCCTGCGCTATACATACGAGCACCACCCTTGATTAGACTGGGATTGGCTTTCAATCTAGCGGTATCTTTTCTTCTTTGCTCTTGTTCCTTCTTTTCTCTGGCAAGCCTTTTTCTGGTTGCGGTTCTTATTTCTTTTGCCCTAGCCTCTGGAGATATGTTTCTGTTTGATCCCATACCCGGAATAAGAGCGCGAAACCCTTCTTTTTCATAAGCAGAGCCAATAACATCTCTAGGAGCATCAATAAAAAGATCTTTAGCTAGATAAAAAGGATTTTTCTTTCTACGATCAAGCTCGGCAGCAATCTCCTCTGGAGTATAATCCTTGCTGAGTGCGGCACCAAATCTCTTTCTATATTCCTTTCTAGAAATATCTTTTTTGCCGTTTTTCTTTTTTGTGGCGTCTGCTCCTTTAGCCATGTTTATGCACCTCCGCGCTTACCACCTTTGGTAGACATCTTGGACTTCATAGTCCTGCCGCCTTTGAAATAGCCCTTAGTCTTAGGAACCATTCTACCAGCAGCCATCTTTCCTTCGTTATCAGCAAGAAAAAACGGAACCATTTCTCCATCTTTTTCAACCATAGGTAGTTTTTTGGCACTCTTGCCTCCAGCCATACCCATTTTGGTTCTACGACCACCGGCCATTCCCATCTTAGTCTTGCGACCTCCGGCCATGCCCATCTTGGTTTTTCTACCACCGGCCATACCCATTTTCGTCTTCCTGCCACCAGCCATCCCCATCTTGGTCTTCTTGCCTTTGGCGTATCCCTTAGTCTTCTTCCTCATCAGAGTCTCCTGCATATAGATTATCAAACACCTGATTGACATCTAATGTGTAATCAAGGTCTGACTTACTGTAATGGATGTGTTGGGATGGCCTGAAGTCAGGCGCACCCTCCCCTGTTTCAAACCACGCTGGGTGAGTGACTCTCACCCTGTTGTTGGGGAGTGCCACGATATTGCCAGTCCATTGACCGGCATCCAGCAATTCCAGCACATGAGACTGCTTGTGTTGAGCAGGATCATCCGCTATTTCATTGTCGGTGTAGTCCACGGTGAAATAATATTTCGCCGGATAGAACTCACCATCTATCTTTGCAAGCCAAGGTGTCGGCGTTGCCCGATCAAGAACATAAACACTGTGATCCCTAGAGCTACAATCCCAAGGCTGTGCAGCCCATGTAGGCATAGGTGTAGGCCATTCATCAAACGATGTATCGCCCACTAACCCAGTGATCGGCATTCTTGCCCACATAGCACCGCCATGAACATTAGGCTCGTTTTCATCATCATAAGTTTCTGCGCCGGTGAAGATCACCTGAAAGCTTAAACTGCGACAAGGCATTGTTGTGACAGCTATTGCCATCGCATGAAGAAACTCACCATGATATTTGGTGTGATTATGTGTGTATTCTTTTCTTACCCAGCATTTGAAATACGGGATGTTACTTTGCAAATATGCCATTAGTAGTAGCTGGCCTTCTTTGGATAGAAAGGCTCTTCCTCTTCATCACTTTTCAACCTTAAAAAACCACCTTGCCGAAATCTCAACAAGGCTTGGGTGGAGGAGTCCACAAGGTCATCGTGCTCTCCTGCCGGAAAAGCCGCGAACTCCTCTACCACTTCTTCTGCAAATCTTGTGTTTGGTTTCCACACAGTACCAGATGCAAATAGATCCGCAACTGCGTTAACCCTAGCTATTTTGTCATTTCCCCTTGACGGGGTGTATTCCGCGACAGGTATCCCCATAGCTCTAAGCTCAAATATCAGGGGTGTGCCAGCAGCCTTCGCTTCAACTATGCAAGCGTCTGGAAGCCAGTAATCATAGTATTCCTGTGCTTTTCTTTTTAGCTCTGGAAACTCCAATCTTTCCTTGAGCGCATCCAAAAGAATAATATTTGCTTGCGTGACTCCATCATCATCGGGTATATAAAACACCCCCCATGTGGTGCAAGCGGAATAGTCTGAGCGTTGTGTTTTTAAAAACGCCGTATCCCAAGACTGTATAACGAACTCACAAGGGGGTGGCGTGTCTTGTTCCCACTCCTTCCACCACTCCCTTTTCACCAGCGCACCCTCTTCTGACGTAGGGTTCTGCTGGTACTGGGCGTTCCATTTGGGAGCTGGCAGTTCGTTTCTCAACGATTCAAGTTCATCCAAAGGCCAGAACTCAGGCCATAAAGACTTACCTGACGGCATGATGGCTGGAAATTCAATCACCTCCCATTCATCGGTGCCAGACCGTTGAACGGATGATTTTATGATCTGTCCAGTCAAATCACGTTTGTGCCATCGAGTCATTACCACGATGATCGCCCCTCCCGGCTGAAGCCGTTGACGAGGCCCAGAAGTATACCATTCGTAAACTCTATCAAAGACGGATGGATCGGCACTCTGACCTTCCTGTTCGGAATGCGGATCATCAATGATCAGCAAGTCAGCACCTTTACCAGTAACAGCTCCCCCCACGCCTATAGCGAAGTATTCACCGCCCTGATTTGTGCTCCAGCGTCCGGCAGCTTTTGAATCAGATCGTAAAGCCACGGATGGAAATATATTCTTAAAATCACCACTATCTACGAGGTTACGAACTTTCCTACCAAAACCAACCGACAACTCGGCAGTGTGGGCTGTCTGGATAATCTTCTTCTCCGGGTATTTACCCAAGAACCAAGAAGGGAGCAGAAAGGATGCAAACTCAGATTTGGTATGTCTCGGTGGCATATTTATGATCAGCCGCTTCAACTCACCATCGGCTACACGCTGAAACGCATTAGCCATGATCTTATGGTGCCTACCCTCTATAAAAGCGGGCCACACAGATTTAACAAACCCCATGAAAGTCTCAATAGACTTCTCACGCTTCTCCGCTGATTCATATTGATCCAGCAGATCAAGGATCTCTCTCTGCTCCTCCAACGGGAGAGATGGAAGACTCTTTAAAAGATCAGGATCTATTTTATCTGAAAGACTCATAAGATCTCATAGAACACTCCTAGTATAGAACGTTCTAGCTTAGGATAATCACCAGATGCCCGTCATCTAAAGGGCATCTAGAAAGTCATCAACTGGAGTGTTCTCAATGAGAATGTTCTCTAGTCAACTTTAGTGATTTTACCATACTGATGGTCTTGACAAAGTATGTCAAATTTTTTTAGAAATTTTTTTTGGGGGTAGGATTCCTAGGGCATTTACCTAGAAAAAAAGGGGTGGGTTGTGGGTTGTTAGGTGGTTAGTTAGAAAAAATAGTGATTTTTTGAGCGTTTTACTATGTATATGTATATATGTACGCCGCGCACGTACAGGGGGGTGGGGGTCATCTTGTCTACTATCATTCTTCCTAACAGTTTTACTTAGGAGCACCCCCAACAGATTTACTTAGCTGCAACTAACACATAACTATAGGCGCACAACCAACAAATAATCTTAGCTGCAATGGATTTAGTGAAGTTCTTTTTGATCGTCTTCTAGTAAGTTTGCTATTCGCTGTTCTATTTCTGCGCTGATCTGATCGGTTGATTTCTGTTCGCTCGTTTCTAGCTTGTCAGTAAATAACGCTATTGTTTTTCCAAGTAGGTTAGCTGCCTGTAACTGAGCCGGTGAGGGTTCCTGTCCAGTCGTGGGATCTACATTTGTTTCTAACCATGCTCTTAGCTTACTCGTGACCCGTTCCTTATCGCTCACACTAGAGCGTATCAAAGCATCCTCTCGCGCCTTAATTAACACCTGTACCCTTGCTGAAATCTGGGGGTCACTCATGAGTCTCGAAGCTTCCTGCTGCGCGGTCTCTGCCTTACCCTTACTATCGTATGCCATCCTATAGCTTTCAGCGTAAGTATTCCCGGCGGCAACGTGCCGAGCAAATGCCATCATCTTGGGTGTTAGTTCTCTTTTCTTTTTCGGCATCTCTTTTTGATCCATGAAAGACGTTATCTATTCTGCCGGTCTCAGATCTTTTTTCACTCCCACAAATAACAGCAAACAATTTTTTTAATTAATTTGTAATAACTTTTGAGTCCTGTCGTTTAAGTAGGTGGACGCAACACAAACAGGATCTAAAAAATGAACAACACAAAAGACAACAGACCATTCACTCAAGACACTGCAATTAAATTTCATATGTCTGGGGAAGTAATAAATCCTTGGTATGAAAGCCTTATTGATGACGCTGTAAAGATTAGAGATCGCAGGATAAAAAGAGAGCAGGAACAAAAAGAACGGTTCAAAGACCACGTAATAAGAGAGGAACTAAGCATGGCAAACACAAAAAGAACGATCATAAGAAACGGGCAATCAGTTAGCTGTTTCGGCAAGTGGAGATCGGACAGCAACGCAATGTGTGTCTGGAGCTTTGAGGATGGATTTGTTGACACTGGGTGCTTCGCGGATGGTGCCGATACATGGGAGGAGGCAGTAGAAAAAATGACGGCCTACACTCAAAGAATCGGCGCGACATTGGACGAAATGCAAGCCTGTTAATAAAAAAATTTAAAAAAATAAAACCATATGAAACAACGACTTAACTATAAATCTCATTTGTCAAGTGATTTATTTGATATATTATGCTTGTTATTAGTTGTTCATTGTGGCTTATAATATGGGCATGGCGACGGGGAGCCAACTGAATCCCGCCACTCTAACCGGTGAAGTGAGAACCCAAGCGGTCAGCACTGCCAGAGTGAACCTACCAGACGG